GGAATGACATCATGTCGAACATCACGCAGCGTCGTGACCTCTCTTCGCATCCTTATCAGATCTATCTGATGGGAACCTTCGGTGCCACGCGCACGGAAGAGAAGAAGGTCGTTGACATCCTCTGCGCGGAATAAGGGAGTAAACGAAAATGGCAGTTGTAGCAGTTAAGTCGACCCTTATCACCAATGCAGACGCGACCCCGGTCGTCCTCAATAGCCCGCGTGTTGATGGCGGCAGCGAGCGTGTGGCGGTAGCCACGGCGGCGATTACGGACACCGATAGCATCGCTTCGACCTATCGCATGTTCCGTGTGCCGTCGAATGCTGTGATGACGGATCTCCGCATCTACTCGCCGGACATCGGCACCACGACGATCACCGACATCGGCCTCTACGCCGCTGACGGCGGTGCGGTTGCTGATGCGAACTTCTTCGCCGACGCTCTGTCCCTCAAGGACGGCGCGCTGAACGGCGTGGACGTTCTGCATGAGGGCGGTGGGTTTTTCACCATCGCCAACTCCGGCAAAGAGCTGTGGGACGCCCTCGGCCTCACCAGCGACCCCGGCGTGCTCTACGATGTGACTCTCACGCTGACGGCGGCGGCTGACGCCACCGGCACCGTGAAGCTCGTCGGTCGTTACACGGCGTAATGAATCGGGGCGGGCCTGTAACAGGGCTCGCCCCTTTCTTGATGGAGAGCCAACATGGCAGACCGTTTCTACGGAATTGACCGCGGCGAGCAGGGCGTGCGTAACGTGACGGAAGGCGCGGCCTCTACGGCCACGACCGACGTCGAAGTGCGCGTCGATCTCGATGCAAACATGCAAAAGATGGAAGTCTTGCTTGCCCTTGACACGATCAAGGAAGCGATCCTTCAGGACACTTGGCCGCCGGCTTAATAGCTGCGGGAGACGCCCGTGGCTGCTAGTGACGTCGCAATCGCAAACCTCGCGCTCACCAAGATTGGTGACTTGAGGATTACGAGCCTCTCGGACAATACCAAGCCGGCCCGAGAGGTTTCTGCCGTCTACTCGATGCTGCGCGACAAGCTGCAGCGAACCTATAACTGGCGCTTTTGTGTAAAAAGGGCGGTTCTGGCAGCAGAAGTTGATACCCCAGTTTTCGACTACAGCTACCAATATCCCGTACCGTCCGACTGTCTGCGCATCCTGCAGATCAATGCTTACTATCCAGCGCCAGACCTGTCCGATCTGATTAGCAGCGGCGGGCAGGAATATGTGCTCGAAGGCGGCAAGATCCTGACCCGCAGCTCGGGCTCGCTGAATCTGCGCTATCTCGGGCGCGTGACTGACCCCACAAAGTTCGACACCTCGTTCGATGAAGCCTTCGCGTCATCGATCGCTTACAACGTCGCCGAGGCGCTCACACAGTCTGACGGCAAGAAGAATGCGGCGCTGCGCGATTACCGCATGGCGCTGATGGAAGCCATCCGTGCCAACGCTATCGAGAATCCACCGGAGTCCATTGCGGATACGACTTGGATTACTGTGAGGCTCTAAATGCCAAACGCCAATCCAGCCGTCGTCAATTTTAACGGTGGTGAAGTCGGGCCAATGATGAGTGGCCGCACGGACTTCGATAAATATCCATCGAGTATGCACCGGATGCGGCGGTTCATCCCGACCGCGCAGGGGCCGGCCAAGCGATCGCCGGGTACAAAGTACGTCTTGCAGGCGCGCTATCCCGACAAACGGGTGTGGCTGCAAAAGTTCGAGTTTGCCTTCGATCAGGCGTATGTCATCGAGTTCGGTGACCAGTACTGTCGTTTCTACACCGACCGCGGCGTAGTGCTGGAGACTGGTCTTGACGTCAGCAACGTCACGAATGCCAGCCCCGGCGTGTTGACCTATGTCGGCACAGACCCGTCGAACGGCGACTGGATGTATGTCAAAGACGTTCTTGGCATGCCGGACATCAATGGCCGATACGTCAAGGTCACGAATCTCAACGCTGGCGCTAAGACGTTCGAGCTCTACGACATCAACGACCAACCGATCAACACGACCGGATACGGCACTTATGCCGGCAACGGCGACATCCAGCGCGTCTACACGATCGCATCCCCGTACACGGTTGAGGATTTGTTTACCGCGGAGGGAACCTCTGCGCTCTCAATCACTCAGTCGGGCGATGTGCTCTATGTCGGCTGCGAGGGCTATGCGCCGCGCACGCTGACGCGCAGCGGGCAAACAAGCTGGGCCTTCGCCGAGTACGCACCGACAGATGGGCCGTTCCAAGCGGAGCCGGTAACGAAGGTCAACTTCTCGCTCTCGGCAACGACCGGATCGGTAACGGTGACCGCGGGCAGCACGGTTTTTGATAACAATTCTGCTGGGATGCTGCTGCGTTTGCAGCCGATCAACATCACGACAACACAATGGGAAACCGGCAAGGCAACCACCGCCGGCAATATCCGCAAGAGCGCGGGCAAGTTTTACGAGGCGGTCAACTCGGCAACGACCGGCGCGGTGCGCCCGATCCACGAAGAAGGCGAGGACTATGACGGTACCGCTGGCGTTCTCTGGAAGTTCCTGCACCCCGGCTATGTGATTCTCAAGATCACGGCGGTGACGAGCGGAACGGTGGTCACGGCAGACGTTATCGGGCCGGGTGTTGCGCCGACCGAACTGCTGTCGTCGACGCCTTGCGCCTATCGCGTGGGCGCGTGGGGTACGGGCATGGGTGCTTCGTTCCCGTACAAAGTCACCTTCTGGCGCGATCGCCTGTGGTGGGCTGGCGGTCAGAATGTGTACGCATCGGTGGCCGGCGACTACAGCTCGCAAGCGGTCGACACGATGGGCGAGATCCTTGCTGACAATGCAATCAATCTGACGCTCGCGGTCGGCAACGTCGACAAGGTGCGCTGGATGCGCCCCGGCAACGCGCTGATCGTTGGTACTGCGGGCGCTGAGATTGCGATCCGCGAGAACATTACGACTGCGGCGCTCGGGCCAGAGAACGTCAAGTTTGACTTGCAGTCGGCAGAGGGCTCGATGGAGCTTGAGCCGATCCTTGTCGAGGACGCTGTACTGTTTGCCCGCGTCGGCGGTCGACGGATCATCGAGCTGCGCTTTGACATCCAAGCGGATGCGTGGGTTCCCCGCGACATGAACGCGCTCTATCCCGAGATCACCAAGTCGGGAATCATCGACATCGAGTTCCAGAAAGAGCCGGACGACATCATCTGGTGTGTGCTCGGCGATGGTCGTCTTATCGGCCTGACCTACGACCGTGAGCAGAATATCTACGGCTGGCACCAGCACCCGATCGGTGGCCGCAACGTCAAGGTAGAGGCGGTGCAGGTTATCCCCGGCCCGGCTGGCGACGTCGATGACGTTTGGCTTGTGGTGTCGCGCACGGTCGAGGGCGATGTGGCGTATGAGCTGGCGACTGAGGCGGGCGACGATCTCATCACAGAGGGCGACGACCGGCTTGTGACCGAGGCCGACGTCGAGTTCACCCGCCGCACGGTAGAGTATTTCGCGCAGGCGCTCGAAGAGGGCGAGGACATTCAAGGCGCGGTGTATCTTGACGACTCGCTGGAATATAACGATTTGATTCCGGCAGACCTGTTCCTTGGCTCTGGCTATGACACCGTGGGCAGTACCAACGTCACGGCTACGGTGACGTCCTCGCTGGAGCTTGCAACGGAAGCGGATGAGATTTTGGAAACCGAGGACGGCTTCGACATCGTGATTAACGATCCGGTGTTCGTAGCGAGCGACGTCGGGCGCGAAATCGTTTATCGGTATTACGACGAGGCATTCGGCCAATGGCGCAGCTCGCGTGCGCTCATTACCAGTTACCTCAACGAAGAGCAGATTTTTGTCACAATTATTGCGGCATTTTCTGACAACGATGTGCTGTTTAATACTTGGCGCATGACCGCGACCTTGCTGCGCGGGCTGCACCACCTCGAAGGCGAAACAGTATCTGCGCTCGCAGACGGTGCTGAGGTGACGGGCCTCTTAGTCACAGACGGCAAGGTGACGCTGCCTGTGGCGGCTTCTCGGGCTATTGTGGGCTTGCCTTATACCTCGACCCTAGCCACGCAGAGAATCGAGGCAGGAGCCTCCATAGGCACGGCACAGGCCAAGACCAAGCGCATCCACAAGCTCGCCTTGCGGCTGTACAACAGCCTCGGCGGCAAGATCGGGCCGAGCGCAACGAATCTGGACTACATCATTTACCGCACCGGATCGGATTTGATGGACGAGGTGCCGCCGCCTGTGACGGGCGATACCGATGTTCTCCCGTTCCCCGGCGGCTATGAGACGGACGGAAGAATCTGGGTGGTAGCGGATCAGCCGCTGCCGCTGAACGTGGTGGCGCTGTATCCCGAGCTGGAGACGGCAGGTTGATTGAGGTCGTAAAGTTCCGCCCGGCGCACCTCGATGAACTGAGGCTGCAGCCCTCGCAGGAATACCTCTCAGCCTTCGTCGGTCGACCGGGATATGGGCAGGAGCTGGTGGAGGCAGGGCCGTGCTATACGGTGCGCAGGGATGGAAAGATCATCTGCTGCGCTGGTGTGGTGAACCTGTGGACAGGCAGAGCGTCGGCGTGGGCGCTTTTGTCGTGGGACGCAGGTAAGAGCATGAGGCCGCTGCACCGCGAGGTGTTGAAGTTCCTTGATCGCTGCGAGATTCGGCGCGTCGAGGCGTATGTATATCCGGCCTTTGAGCCCGGTCACAGATGGGCGAGAATGCTGGGGTTTGAGTTTGAAGGATTGATGCGGGCATTCGGCCAAGACGGAAACGATATGGCGATGTACGCGAGGATTCGGTAATGGCAGATCCAGTCACAATTGCGGCACTAGCGGCGGCAGCATCTGCGACATCGTCTCTGATGTCGACCGGGCAGCAGCGTCAGGTCGGAGCCGCGCAAGCGCGGCAACTTGAGGTTGAGGCCGGCGTGGCTCGGCGTCAGGCTGGACTTGAGGCAGAGGCGCTCGGTCGTGAGACTCGTCGCCAATTCGGCGAACTGCGAGCGGCTGGCGCACAATCTGGGCTTTTGGAGTCCGTATCCTTCGGCGATGTCTACAAGCAAGCCGCGACCGCGGCGGAGCTCGATGCGTTGTCTCTGGCATATCAAGGCGAGACGCAAGCGCAGAGCTTGCTGACCGAGGCGCGCATCACTCGCGCTGCGCGGCCATCATGGGTGCAAGGCATTTTGCAGGCTGGATCTGCGGCACTCGGCGGTTACACCGGCGCGGGCGGCACGCTCCCTGCGCCAAGAGCGCGAACGACGACGCCGGCTGCGGCTACGCCAAAGCGCGCCCCATCGACAATGACCACGGTTTCCCCGCGGCGTATTGGCCCGAGGTGATATATGGCAAGGCTTGAGTTCTACAGACAGCAAGTCGTCCCGCGGATCGCTACACCTAGCACGCGCGGGCTTGCGGCTGTTGGCGCTCAGGCTGCGGAGACGGCAGAGGCGGTTGCTCGGGGTGCGGTCGCTGTCGGCCAGTTGGTCGGCGAGCGCAATCGCGAAATCGAAAAGCGGCGCGAGGATGAGGCTGCAATCGACGCATCATCACGCGCTATCCGCATCAAGTCGCGCTGGCTAGACAAGTCCAGCGAGCTTGAGCAGCAAGCCATCGAGAAAGACGAGCTCGACGATTACACCAATCGCGCTGCCGAGGCTTACCGCGAAATCGCGGATGAGGAGGTCAACCAGGCTCAGTCCGATCGCGCCCGTGCGTGGCTGCGAGGACAAGCCGAGCAGTTTGGCCTCAACGTGCAAGAGAGTTCGCTGCGTTGGCAAGCGAATGCCAAGGTTGACCGCGACATCAACAAGGCCGAGCAATCATACGAATCTGGTCGCCTTTTGGTTGCAGCAAAGCCGGAAGATTACGAGTCCGTCAAAAACGATGTCGGTTTGCAGTTCGCAATCTTGCCGCCGGACAAGCGCGAGCGAGCGTGGGCAAAGGCGAGAAGCAATCTCGCTCTGGACGCCGCGCTTTCATCGATGCGCGCCAATCCGGCTGCTATGCAAAAGGCGCTGGAAGCGGAACCCGGCAAGTCGCCTCTCGCGTTTATCAACGACCTCGATCAGGACGATCGCACTCGACTGACGGTACAGACGGAGGCTGAGATCGAGCAGATCCGCCGCGAGCAGGAGCGTCGGCGCGCAGAGATGCGCGATGTGCTGCGCGATGATGTCGCGAACCAGACCGCGCTGATGAGCGTAGGCGTCATGCCAGAGAGCCCGATCCCGCGATCGCGATTCGTTGCCGCTGGCATGGGCGATGACTACGACAGTTATTCGGAAGCGTTCAAGCTCGCTCCGATGATGAACTCGCTTGCCAATATGAACCGGCAAGACGCAGTCACCATGATTGAGGGTCTCAAGCCAAAGACCGAAAAGGGCGCTGCCGATGCGGTCAAGCGTTACGAATTCGCGCTGAAAAACTACACGAACATCGTCAAACAGCAAGAGGAAGATCCCGGTGCATTCCTAATCCAGAACTCTCCATCCCTGCGCGCAGCCTATACCGCAATCGGCGAAGCCCAGACGCCGGAAGCATCAACTGCTGCTGCTCAAAATTACGCTCGGCTGGCTGTGACCGAGGCGAAAAGTATTGGCATCCAGAACCCGGCCATCCTGCCTAAGAACGTCGCTGACGATCTTGTGGCCCGCGTCTACGGCAGACCGGGTGACGACAAGGCAATCGTCGGCTCTTCGGTGATCCTTGCCGAGCGCCAGAAGTGGGGCAAGTATTGGCCGAACGTGTTCGCTCAAGTCGCTAAGGATCTGCCGGGATCGGCTGCGGTGATTGGCGCTGGCATGCGCGAGAAGCCGGCCGACCGATTAATTGAGCTGTCCGCGCTCTCTGAGAAAGAGCTCGGTGCGTTGCTGCCTTCCGACAAGGCTCCGAAAGATGTTCGCGACAAGGTCAACGATGTGATGAGCGACATATTCGCATCGTTCCAAGGCCAGCAAGGTGATGCAGCGATGATCGCCATGCTTGAGGATTCGGCCTATCGGCTGGCGGTCGATTACGCACGCGCCGGCAAGAGCATTAACGATGCGGCCGATCTAGCGTATTCCGAGGTTGTCGGAGAGCGGTATGTGCTTTCCGAAATCGAGGACAGCATGGTGCGAGTGCCGCGCCAGAATGCGATGCCGAATCGCGTATTGCGCAGCGGGCTGACCATTGCGAAAAACAAGGCCGTGAAGGATCTCGGTTACAGCAGAATCCGCGATGCGTACTGGCAGACGCTGCCGAGCGACGATCGGGTGGCGCTGATGTACGACCGCGAGCCCGTACTCGACAAGAGCGGGAACCCGGTGATCTATACATGGGAAGAATTGCGAAACCTTAGTGCGACAAAGGAAGAGACGATGCGCCCACAAATGCGAGAGCTCTCGCGTGCCACGCTCGGTCAATAGGTGATATCGCATGAGCTTTGACGGACTGTTGTCGATTCGCCGGCCCTACGAGCGCCAAGTCGAAGTGCGCGAGCCGACGCTGGGCGAAGAGCTCATCGAGGTGGGGCGCGAAGCATTCGAGTTCAGTCCGACGCAATCTATCGTCCGCGGGCTGGAACTGCAAGAAGCCCGTCGCAGCAAGAACATCTTGTCAGCAGAAAGCGCCCGCGCCCAGCTTGGCAATGCGGGACTGCGCGAGCAGTTGACCGTGCCAGATCAAGGCATCAGTCAAGAGGCGCTCGACATCCTCATTCGTCGCAAGCAGATTGAGAATCGGCGCGCTGATCTCTATTCCAGAAGTCCCGGCGGTTTCGGTCGCGGCGCAGCTAAACTTGGGGCCAGCCTCGGGTATTCGCTCTTTGATCCGCTAAACATTGCCACGGCATTTGTGCCTGTGGTCAGTCAGGCTCGGTATGCGGCCATGCTCAGAGCGCAAGCCGGACTGGTTGGCCGCACCGGAGTGCGTGCCGGCGTCGGTTTTGTCGAGGGCGCTGCCGGTGCCGCGTTGGTTGAGCCACTCATTCTCGGCGTAGCTCAGGCAGAGCAGGCCGACTATGACGGCGCTGACTCCCTGCTCAATATCGCATTCGGAGGCATTCTGGGCGGCGGTCTGCATGCCGTGGGCGGCGCTGGGTACGAGGCCGTGCGCCGCCTCAGAGGGCTTGAGGCGCTGCCTCCGCGCACCGATGTTGAAGCTGCCGTGCAGCAGGCTCTCGCTGAGTCGCGCACCGAGCTGCCGAGCGCGCCGAATGTGCCGCCGCCGGTTAAGGTGGAGACATCCAAGCGGTTTGAACCGTCGACCGTGCAGCCCGCAGACGCCTACACCGAAGCTGCGCAACGGATTCTGAAAGAGCTCAACAGCATTCTCGACCTCGATCCGAACAACACCAAGCAGGTGTCTCTGGCTACGGGAGAGAAGGCAGTATCGATCACCGAGTTCGTGCGCCGCGCTGGCGGCATTGTCGATCAAGGTGGCGAGCTCTCAGCCAGAGACGTTACCAACAAGACTGCGCCCGGTTTGGTTCGCAAGGACACGCCGGAGAATCGGCAGATCGCAGGCATGGACTCCGTGCGCGAGCGCCTTTTCGACGCCGGATATTTCCCAGAAAAGACCGACTACAACCAGATCAGCGACTCCGAGATATTCGACGCGCTGGCCGAGGACATTGCCGGCAATCGAGTATGGCAAGGCACGGTACGAGACAAGCTCTCCAAGTTTATCGGTGGCCGCGATTACATCTCGCTCATGGAAGCCGAAGGCTTCAGCCGCAATATGTCTGTGGCGCAGATCGCCGATCGGCTGCGAGCGATGGACGATGAGGCCCGCGCCGAGTTCGACGTTGCCCGCGAGATTGACCCCGAGACGCTGCGCGAATACGAAGCCTTCGCAGAGCGCCTTAACGCACAGAATGCCGCGGTCAATATCGTCGACTCGCTGAATCCAGAAACCCGCCGCGCTGCGCTGCAGACTGGCGTGGCTCAAGCGATGGATGCCCGCGATATCAGCGTCGAAGCCATTGTCGGCCTTGATCCGTCGATTGCCCGCGGTGGCGAGGACTTCCCGCTGCAGTCTGCGCGCAATGCTGCCATTGAGAACTCACGCCCCGATCAGGCCGCGCTGGTGGACTTCGAGGCTGCTGCCGAGACGCCAGATCCGCGACGAGTGCCGATGCTAGACGCGGCCGATTCCGCGCTCGCCGATGCCCGTGCTGCGGCTGATGAAGCCGTCAATGCGGTCAATGCAGAAGGCGAGTTCCGTCGCAGCCTGATGGTGCAGGAAGAGCCGCAGCAGTTCGGCGATGTGCCGGTGACAATCGACAATATCGCCAACGTCGAAGCAGCCTTTGAGCGTGCCCGCGGCAAGACGTTCCCGAATAACCGAACATTCAAGAAGGAAATCCAAGACGCGGTTAATGCCGCGGCTACGGACGCCGCGGTCGATCTCACGGAGATGACGCCTGCCGTTGAGCGATACCTAATCCGTATGGCTGTGCGCGAGGCTCGGGTCGCCCTGCGCGATAACGCCAATGCGGTCGGCTGGTACAACGAGAAGGTCACCAAGGCGCTGCGCATCATTTCGCTGATTCACCCCGAGATTATGAAGAGCCGAGAGGATCGGTTCGCATTCACTTGGGCGCTTGCCGTTACATCGAACGGGCTGAAGGTCGACAAGAACTTCGATCTTGCGATGAGGGCATACGAGGCTTGGAAAAAGACCGGCCGCATGCCAAGCGACATTGGCATCGGTACCGCCTCTAGCGCCATCAATAACTCGCTAGAGCTCTACAACGTGATGCTCAAGCAGCACGGATTCGATGCGCTTGAGAATTTCATGCGATCGAAGGACACGGTCAAGAAAATCGAGGCGTTCTCGGGCCTTGAGGTTGGCGGAGAGAACCTTTCGACGCAGGTCTACGGCTCGGCCATTCTCGGCCCGAAGATCGGCAACGGATTTTTCTCAAACTTGTACGGCAACTTCGAGCAGCTCACGATCGACCGCTGGCTCATGCGTACTTGGGGGCGCTGGACTGGGACGCTGATTGAGGAAAACCCGACGCAGGTCGCGGCCAAGAGAAAGTCACTTGTCTCGCTTATCCGATTGCTAGGCAAAGATGAGCGCAAACAACTTGAAGGCATCATTGGCAGGAAGATCGCTCTGGCTCGGCCGGACGAGATTGCGTTCGCCATTGCCAAGGCCAGTACCAAAAAGGCAAACAGAACGGCTGTTAATAAAATTGGGGCAGGATTTTCTGAAGAAGCATTGAGCTCGATTGTTGGCTCGTTGAAGAAAAACAAAGTCCGAATCGGCCTAGGTGATGAGATTCGCAAAACTGGCAATGCGCTCGCAAAGTATATTGACGGGCAGAAAGAAGCTCCGTCTGGCCCACCTGAGCGCGCCAGTCTTCGCAAGGTGTTCGGCGCTGCCCTTGAGCAGCTCCAAAAAGACAACCCAGAGTTAACAATGGCTGACATGCAAGCCTTGCTCTGGTATCCTGAGAAGAGGTTATACGATGCAGCGGGTGCAGCAGATGAAGCAGTCGAAGCCGGATATGCAGACGATGCAGCCCCAGACTACGCCAACGCAGCGGCAAAGCTTGCCGAAGGACGAGGAGTCTCCAGAGACAGAATCGACGGAGTCACTCGAGCAGTTGACGAAGAGCTACAGGCCGAGCAACGCGCAGGACGAGCAGGACGAGCTGGTCAGCGAATTTCTAACTCTGCAGCGTTCACAGTAAATGAACAGCTCCAACTGTATCTCGATTTCGGGCCAGTTCCGACTCAAAGCGGCCCGCGAGCTGTCGCAGCCCAACGCGCCGCAGTCAAAGCGGTGGATGATCTACGATCCTCCTCCGACCTACTTGCACTCTCCTTGTCGCGTGATTTCGCTGCAAGACAGAGAGTCTCGCTTGTCGGGCAAAAAGTAAGCTCGACCGAGGACTTCGCCACGCTTGCTCAGGTCTACCGCGATCCGCGGTTTGAGACGCTGCGCTATGTCTTTGTGGACGATCAAGGGAATATCGTCGGGCAGGCTGGCGCGACGTCACGCCTTCCTGCGGCTGCGGCCGGCTGGATTGGGCCAGAAGCCACGGACTTCTTTAACGAGCTCATCGATCGCGCATACGGAATCGGCGCTCGCGGTGTTTATCTTTTACACAATCACCCGAGCGAGATCGCCAAGCCAAGTTCGTCTGACATTGAGTTCACTACAAGCGTTGCCAAGTTTTTCAAAAGGCGCGGCATGGAATTCCGCGACCATGTGATTATCGATACCAACGAGTACACCGTAATTAAGGCAGACGGGGCATCCGAAACAATCAAGAAGGACTTCGGCCAGCCAAGTCAGTTGCGCCTCAAGAAGATGGCGAGCATGCCAATCCAAAACGGAGAGGTGCTTGCCAGTCTTGCTAGAGAGTTGAAGTTTGATAGCAAATCGACTGTGCTGATTGCTACGAATAACCGCTATATCGTCCAGAACATCGTCGAAGTTCCGCAAGACAAAATCATGTCTTACGGCAGCACCCCGCAAGAACAAGCTCGCGCGATGTTCGCTCTGCGCAGGATTGCGCTGGCGAGCGATTCGTCATTCATCTTTGCCGTGACCCGTGACTATGCGTCTGCACAGGCGATGCGCAACGTGGCGCTCGATACTATCTTCATCGATGAGAGTGGGCGCGCAAGCTCCGTCGGGGCTGCGCAAGCTCGTGGTGGCCGCATCATTCCGAGCGACCGCAGGGCTCGATTGTCGCCAGAAACTAGCGAAACATTCCTGCCATTGCGCGACCTTGATGCTGCCGAGGCCATGCGCCAAAAAGGCGTGTTCGAGGAAGGCGCTGTCTACAATGCCGGCGATACCAAGGATCAGATGCGCCCGTTCGATGAGGCGATCACCCGCGCAGAGATGTATGCGCAGGCTATCCGCGCCGCCGCCGATCGCGTCGGCAATGACGATGCCGCAAGAAGCGCGATGCAGATGGCATCGAAGGGCCAGCTCACGGCAATGGAGATCGACACGTTGCTGGCGCGGCTGAAGGATGAGAACACCCGCGTTCGCTCAACGCTCCGAAAAGCGCAGGAGCAATTCACGGCAGCAGACAAGATTGACTCACTCGAAGGCGATGCAACCCGCGCGGCCAACTCGCTCGCCAACAACATCAAGCTCGACGCCACAATCGCTGCCCGTAACGCCGCGCTCAGTCTCGCGGCGCGCACCAAGGCTGTCGGTCGCATCCTTACTCAGTTCGCAGACAACCCGTCAGAGGGTTTGCTGTCTCTGCTCGGCGGTTCGTCATTCGCCCGGTTCGGCTCCAAGGACTCGGCGTTCCATTGGCAGCGCACCTACTTCACCCGCTGGACGAAGGGCATGCTCGCCGAGATGGAGAAGGAAGGGCTCGTCGAGGGATTCGCGAGCGATGCCTACTCACGCGATGTTGCCCGCGCCCTGTACCAGATGGGTCGCGATGAGCCTCGCCTTGAAGGGCTCGACCCGACCGCGGTCAAGATCGCCAAGATCGTCTACAAGTACCGCGAGGACTCGCGCAACACCCGCAACCGATTCGGTGCGTGGATTCGTGACCTAACGGGATACATCACCCGCCAGCAGCATGACTTCATGAAGATCCGTGCGGTGAGCGACAAGGACTGGAAAGACTTTGTGCGCCAGCGCATCGATGTCGAGCGATCGCTCAAGCCGGGGCAGAACCTTGAGGAGTTCCTCGATGTCGTCTATGCCGACCTCGCCGCTGGGCGTCACCTGTCTGCGATCGATGACGAGGCCGCGGCCTACACGGCACCGGGCTCGCTCGCTCGCCGAGCCTCGCAGTCTCGCGTCATCTACTTCAAGGATGCAGATGCCGAGTTCGATTACCTGACCGAGTTCGGCGTCGGCAAGCTCAACGAGGCAATCCTCGGCGATCTCAGTCGCGCAGCCCAGCAAGCCGGCTTGATGCGCGTGCTCGGCCCCAACCCCGGCTACACGCTCAAGGCGGTCATGGCCGAGGTCGAGGCTGGCCTTGTGCGCACGCCAGAACTGCGTGGCGAGTTTGCCGATGCCCGCGACACGGCAGAAGGCCTGCTCTCAATGCTCGACGGCACGGCCAATGTCCCCGGCAAGTCGATGGCCGCTCGCGTCGGCTCCAACGTGCGCGTCGTGCAGGCGATGGCAAAGCTCGGCGGTGCGGTCATCTCGGCCGTCACCGACCTGCCCGTATACGCGAGCCAGATCAAGTATCAGGGCCGCGGCGGTCTGTTCTCTGGTATTGCCGAAGGTATCGGTGGCCTCCTGCAGGGCCGCGCCAAGGGCGAGCGCAAGCGCATCCTCGGAATGATCGACACGGTGGCCGACAATCTCGTTGGCAGCGTGGCGACCCGGTTTGATTCGGACGACCTCATGTCTGCCGGATCGGCTGACCTGATGCGGATCTTCTTCCGGCTCAATGGTCTGCAATGGTGGACGGACACCCTGCGCGAGAGCATGGAGCTCGGCACCGCGAACTGGCTCGGCTCTCTCCGCGATACCTCGTTCGACGGTCTTGACGCCAATGCCAAGCGCCTCTTCGACCAGTACGGCATCACAGCC